TGTTTTAGCGGCCTGTTGTGGGCACTGTGTTTAAGAAGACTTACTGGGATTCGATTAAGAAGAAGGTTGCATCTGATGTAATCTTGCCTAAGAACCTAGTTGTCAACTACTGGGCTAAGTCTCTCAAGGAAGCCGAGCGAGTGTCTCAAGTGATTGAGATGAGTCCTCGCCTTTTGAAAGAACGCCAGATGTCTGGTGTCTTCTTGGATGAAGACTTGGGTACTGCACCTACTCCACAAGATGCTAAGAATGCCCCTGCCAACGATGAGACTACTCCGTTCACAATCATTGAGCAACATACTTACTTGGACTTGGATGAGGATGATTATCCTGAGCCCTACATTGTCACTTTCCACCTAGAGTCTGCTAAAGTCTTGCGTATTACTGCACGGTTTGATGATACAACCATGCATTACAACGAAGATGGTAAACTCGCAAAGATTGAACCAATTGAGTACTTCACCAAGTTCGGGTTTATTCCCAACCCCGATGGTAGCTTCTATGATTTGGGATTCGGTGTTCTCCTCGGACCTATTAACGAGTCAGTTAACACGCTTATCAACCAACTTATCGACGCTGGAACACTTAACAATTTGCAGTCAGGATTCTTGGGCAAAGGCCTTAAAATCCGTCTCGGAGAAACTAAGTTCCAACCCGGTGAATGGAAAGCAGTAAACAGTTTAGGTGATGACCTAAAGAAACAAATTGTTCCTTTGCCTAGCAAAGAACCAAGTAATGTTTTGTTTCAATTGATGGGTAGTTTGATTACCTCTGGTAAGGAACTAGCCTCAGTAGCTGAAATCTTTGTGGGTAAGATGCCGGGTCAAAACACCCCAGCGACAACCACAATGGCTACTATTGAACAAGGCATGAAAGTCTTTACGGCTGTCTACAAGCGTATCTACCGTAGCTTGGAAGAAGAGTTCATTAAGCTCTTTGCCCTCAATGGTACATACCTTAACCCTAACACTTACCAAGAAACCTTGGATGTAACAGTTGGTCCTGACGACTTCTCTGCTAAGCAGTACAAGATTTGTCCGGGTGCTGATCCTACAGCAGTAAGTCAAACCGAGAAGCTTCTCAAAGCTCAAGGGTTGATGGAAATGCTACCACTAGGAATCCTTGATCCGGTTAAAGTTGGTCTTCGTCTGTTGGAAGCTCAAGAGCAACCCAACTACCAAGAACTGCTTAACCCGCAAGTAGCTCAGACAGGTGCTTTACCACCTCCTCCACCCAATCCTAAGATTCTTGAGAGTCAAGCTAAGGTTGAAGCAATCAAACAAGCATCCGCGATTAAACAACAGGACGCTGCCTTCAAGCAGCAACTTGATCAACGCGATGCACAGTTCAAGCAAGCTATGGCAGCACAAACTGCTGACCAAGATGCTCGACACAAACAAGTTCTAGCTGCGCTGAATACGGCAATTCAGACACACACAGCTAACATGCAAGTAGCACAAGATAAACAGAAGTTCATCCAAGATACAATGCATGGTGAGGTAGCTCATAGGCAAAAGGTAACGCACCAAGAGCGTATGGCTGCAGTCAAACGACAACAGGCCGCTAAAACATCTTCCAAAGGGAAATAAGATTTTATGAATCGTCAAGATTTTAAAGACTGGAAATCCGGTCCTATTACAAAAGCTTTGTTCATTGCACTTGAGAATCGCATTCAAGGGTTGCAAGCTGAACTAGGTTACTCCGCTGGTGAAAACCCCATCCTAGATTCAAAGAAGGTTGGGGCAATCCAAGCTATCCGAGATGTAATGGATGCTGATTGGTTTGAGGAAACCGAAGTATGATTATACCCACACTTCACCGTATCATTGTTAAACAACACAAACTCGAAGATACCAATAAGGATTATCGGAGGGCAGCCCAAGCTGGAATCATCATCCCTGACCATGAGGATAAGATTCGAGCACAAGCTGGGGTTGACAAAGGCGTTGTTGTTTCTATTGGGCCTACGGCCTTCAGGGACTTCAATACCGACACACCCATTAAGGTTGGGGACACTATTGCTTTTGCCCGCTTTAGCGGGAAGGTAATTGCTGATCCAAAAGATGATGAAGAATACGTCGCTCTCAATGATGAAGACGTAGTGGCAGTACTTACCGGAGATTAAAATGGCTGACGAAATCCTAAACGAAGCTGCTGGTGGCGAAGCACCAGAGCATTCTTCTACTGAACTGAAAGCAATGGAATCCGGTTGGGTTCCTAAAGAAGAGTATTCTGGTGAAGAACATAAATGGGTAGAGGCAGGAGAGTTCTTGCGTCGTGGTGAACTGTTTAAGAAGATTGAAGATCAATCTAAACAACTTAAAGATGTTCGCAATGCCCTAAACGAAATGAAGAAGCTTCATGGTCAAGTCCGTGAAGTAGAGTATAAACGAGCACTTGATGCTCTCCGTGCTCAAAAGAAAACTGCCCTTGAAGAAGGTGATGCAGAGGCTGTTATTGCAGCCGATGAACGCATTGATCTTGTCAAGGAACAAGTTAAGCAATTTAAAGCAGAGCCTGACGATGGTCAAGAACAAGCTGGCACCGAACATCCGGAGTTCGTAGCTTGGACTGAACAGAACAGTTGGTATAAGAACAGCTCACCCATGAAAGCGTTTGCAGACGCTCTAGGTGCTGATCTTGCTCGTGCTGGTAACTCTCCCTCGGAAGTCCTTAAGAAGGTAGCTGCAGAGGTACGCAAAGAGTTTCCAAACAAGTTCCGTAATCCTAATCAGGACAAACCGGGAGCTGTAGAGTCGGGTAAAGGAAGTGGTGCATCACGCTCAGGTTCCTTCTCCCTGACCGACGAAGAACGTCGTGTCATGAACACTTTTGTACGTCAAGGTGTAATGACAGAAAAAGACTATATATCTGAACTTAAGAAAGTCCGAGGTTAATCATGGCCGAAAAAGAAGCAATTTCCAAAGCCCCAGCGGGCCGAGTTACGCGAGTTCCTGTGAGCCAGCGTAATGTTTTGACGGTAAAGGGGAAAGACCCTGCATATGAATACCGAGTCGTAAACGATGTAGATGATCGTATTGCGCAATTTCTTGAAGGCGGGTATGAACTCGTCGATAAAGACTCTCATGATGTGGGCGACAAACGAGTATCGCAAGGTACTTCCGTCGGTTCCAAGAAAGTGTTTTCTGTTGGTCAAGGCATTAAAGGCCACCTTATGCGAATCCCCAAAGATTTGTATGAAATGGATCAAGCAGCAAAACAAGGTTTTGTTAATCGGCAAGAAGCCTCCATCAAAGAAAAAGCTCTTGATGGTAATTACGGTAAGCTCGAGATTTCTCGGGACTAACTTATTCTGTTGCCATTAGGATTTCTCAAATTTGACTATTTGGAGTATTACTAATGTCAAGTGTTTCTCGTCTTAACGGGTTCCGTCCCGTTAAAACCCTCACTGGTGCCCCCTATAACGGCCAAGGTGAGATTGCGTTTCTGGATTCTGGTGATTCCACGGTAGTGATGGTTGGTGACGCTGTGAAGCTGGCTGGCGATAGCCGTGCTGCTACTGGTGTTCCCACTGTTACTCGTGTCTCTGGCGCTACTGACATCGCTTTCGGTGTGGTTGTTGGCATCCTGTTCACAGGTGTTGGCGATACCCCCAACGTTCCTCCTGTTAACGATCTGAACACTCCGGTTTACCGTCGTGCTTCTACCAATCGTTACGTGCTGGTTTGCACTGATCCTAATGTGATCTATGAAGCTCAGTATCTGACCACTTCTGTTGCCGCTGCTACTATTACTGCTAACGTCGGTTTGAACGGTAGCTGGGATGTAACTGCAGGTTCGACTACTTCCGGCTCGTCTGGTATGTCGATTGCAGCTCTCTCTGCCACCACTGCTACACTGCCCCTCAAGGTAGTTGGCTTCCCCAACCGTCCGGACAATATTCCGGGTGACACCTACTTCTCCTACTATGTCAAGCTGAACAACGTTCAGAATGGTACTGGTACTGGTCAAGCTGGCGTTTAACTTTTAAAGGAATAGAATATGTCCGTAATCAATAGTGGCTCATTTGCCAAGGCCCTTTGGCCCGGTGTCAACGCATGGTATGGCCGTGCCTACACTGAATACCCTGAAGAGTACACAAAACTCTTCGACAAGCAAACCTCTACCAAGGCGTTTGAAGAGGATGTGGGTGTAAGTTCGTTTGGTCTGGCAGTCCAGAAGTCTGAAGGTGCTCCTATCTCTTATGATAGCGAACGTCAAGGCTTCATCACTCGCTACCAACATGCTGTGTATGCTCTGGGTTTCATCATCACTCGTGAAATGATGGAAGATGACCAGTATGACGTAATCGGTAAGCGTAAAGCTGAAGGTCTTGCCTTCTCTATGCGTCAAACCAAGGAAGTCATTGGCGCTAACGTCTACAACCGTGCTTTCAACAGCAACTACGTTGGTGGTGATGGTGTTGAACTGATCTCTGCTTCTCATGCAAACATCAAGGGCGGTACGTGGTCTAACAAGATTGCTACTGCATCTGACTTGTCTGAAGCTGCTTTGGAACAAGCCTGCATTGATATTGCCGGTTTCACCAATGATGCTGGTCTGCTCATCGCTGTGCGTCCTGAAGCTCTGGTTATCCCTCGTCAACTGATCTTTGAAGCTAAGCGCATCTTGGGTACAGAAGGCCGAGTTGGTACTGATAACAACGATCTGAATGCAATCAAAACTCTTGGTTCTGTTCCTACCGTTATTACCAATCACTTCTTGACCGACGTGGATGCATGGTTTATCAAGACCAATGTGCAGAATGGTATGAAGTATATGGAGCGTCGTGCTGACAGCTTCGACATGGATAATGACTGGGATACCGAGAACGCTAAGTTCAAGGCAACTGCTCGTTACTCGTTCGGTTGGACTGATCCTCGCGCTCTGTACGGTTCGCAAGGTGCCTGATGCCTGATTATCATTACCTAGCTGGGCTTGTAGATGGAGAGGGTTGTATTCGATTGCACCCTTCTAATAAAGGAAAATACCGCAAGTATTATCCCCGTTTACAAGTGACTAATACATATCTCCCTTTATTGGAGATGTTAGTAGACTCCTATGGTGGAGCCATTCATGGCCCCAAATTCAGTAAACAAGCAACTAAACCTTGCTATGACTGGAGAATCACAGGAGACAAAGCTAGAGAAATACTTAAATCGTTAGTGCCTCTTTTGATTGTAAAAAAAGAAAAGGCAATAGAAGTATTATCTGGTGATAATAAGGTTCTTCCCAATTAAGGAAAAAACATGGCTATTAACTTTGTACAAGGTCAAGTTGCGGTTGGTGATCCCAATCCTAACGGACCCTCTGCAATCAGTAACATCAAGGATGTAGTTACTAAGGTGGTGAAGCTCACTTCTGCCAACTTTACAGTGACGACTTCTACGAAGACATTGGTTGCCGTTTTGCCCGCTGATGCCACCATCCTTGGTTTCCGTTATTGGAATAAAACCAAGTTGGCTGGTGGTTCTGTTGCTTCTGCTACACTGAGTCTTGGTACTACCTCTGGTGGCACTGAGTTTGTGAGTGCTTTTGATGTGTTTACTACGGTAGGTACACAAGCTCTCATCTCGCCTGTAGCTGGAATCATGCAGAACTATAACGTACCCCTGAGTGGCGACATTCCTGTGTATGCAACCGGCCTGACCACCACGGGTTCACCAACTTCTGGTGAAATCTATTTGGAAATTCAGTACGTGCGATAACTTACCCGATAGGGTAGAAAAGGGGATTATCTAATAAGATGTCCCCTTTTTTTTCAAAGGAAATTAAATGCGACCTAAAAAAGTCACAGTCACTGGTGTAGCTGCTTCCAATTGGCTTCCGGTTGACTATAAACAAGACCCAATGAACCTCGGTGTAGGTTGTGTCTTGGTTTCTGGCACCGCAACCTACTCAGTGGAATACACGTTTGATGATGTATTTGATGCCGCTGTGACCCCCGTTGCGTTTGCTCTCTCTACCATTACTGCTGCCACGACCAGCAAAGATGGTGTGATTAACACCCCTGTACGTGCTATTCGTCTTAATGTTACTGCTGCTGTTGCAGGAGTGGTATCTATGACCATGATCCAAGGACTACGATAATGCAATTCGATGACTTCTTGAAGGTTGTTGACCTTCTCAAAGACCCAGCTAAGTATGAAGCTAAGGTTGCTGAATTGCAATCGCGTAACGATGCTATCCAAGCATCCATTGCTGAACTGGGCATTAAAGGCGATATTGGTAAGGCACAAGCTAAAGCAGAAGCTCTTGTTACCAAAGCAGAACAAGCTGTTGCTGATGCAACTGTTCAAGCTGAGGTAATTGTTGCTAATGCTCGTAGTGCTTTTGATAAACGACACACTGAGCTAAAAGCTCGTGAGGTTGTTTCTGACCAAGCTCTAGCTAATTACAATACCATCAAAGCTCAACAAGCTGGACGTGAAGATGCTTTGCGTACTAGTGAAAAAGCCATTGACGCCTTGCGCTCTACGCTTGAAACAGAACGTGCTTCTCTTGCTGCTAAGCAACTGGAAGTAGATGAACGTCTTGCTAAGCTTCGTCAGGTAATGGGTTAATATGAGTGTTTCTCATCTACCTGCTCATCTAGGTCAAAATCTAGCTCAAAGGATAGATGACCAAACCTCTGTAATTTATCTTGGTATGGCCCCCATAAGTAGCTTGTCTAGTGCTGCTATTTGGGCCATCAAGAGATTGTCTATTTCTGGTGGAGCAATCACTATAGAATGGGCAGACGGTAACGATTTAAATGACAATGTGTGGGACAATCGAGCTAGTCTCTCCTACTCCTAAGGATAATAATGGCAACATATAATAAAATTGCTGGTGCAATTGACTTCCTCGTAGAGGGCATCAACGCAGGTACCGATCAATGGGCATTTGCCCTGACTAACACCACACCATCGGGTACTACCTTTGTAGCAGGTACAAACGATTTGACTACTAGTGGTGGTTATACGGCGGGTGGTACTAACGTCACCACAACCAGTTCTGCTGAGTCTGCTGGTACGTATGCACTGAAACTTCCTGCTCCTACTACTTGGACTGCCTCTGGTGGTGGTTTCACCTTCCGCTATGTTACTCTGGTAGATAAGACTACTAACATTCAAGTAGGCTATTGGGACAATGGTTCATCCATCGTGATGAACGGAACCAATGGTGATACTTTTGTATTCACTCCAGACACGACCAACGGCGTGTTCACGATTGCTTAAACTATGCCCGCACTAACCCTTAGAAACGTTAAGGGTAGTGAGTTGACTTTCACGGAAGTGGATAACAACTTCACTGCCTTGAATACCACCGTCAGCGCAGCAATTACTGCCGCTGGTACAACGCAGGGGACGGCTACGGCGCTCACTACGAGCGTGAACTTCGTGACCACCACAGCAGCAGGTACGGGTGTTGTCCTTCCGGCTCCAGACACTGGTGTCATTACCATCGTCAACCACGGCGCCAACCCGCTTAACATTTACCCAGCGTCTGGACACAACATTGATGCTGGTGCTGCGAATGCTCCGCTTACTCTGCCACAAGGGTGCGCTATTGATCTGGTTGGTACTACGTCTACCAACTGGACCGGCGCAACCGTTGATGCATTTGACGACGAAAACAAGGTTTTCATCATCCCGGCGCACGCCAGCACACCTCCAGCACCTCCAGCGGGGTATGTGGGTTTCTTTGCCAAGATGCAGGCCAACCGGCCCATGCCGGCGTTCGTTGGGCCATCAGGCTTGGATACCGTGCTACAGCCGCACATGGCTAAGAACGGCTGGATGATGTGGAAACCGGCTGGAACCGGAACGACCATACAAGCAACTGGCGCAGCAGCCCCAACCGCAGTCGGAACAGCAACCGCCGCAACATACGCCACTACCAGTTTGCACACACGCTGCGCTCGGGTTGATTACCTAGTGACAACCGCTGCGACAACCGCAGTTGCTGGCTATCGAATTGCGACAAACGCCTACCGTGTCACCGACGGCTTCCACCACATCTTCCGTGTGGCTCCAGCTACAGGAACGACTCTTGCGACTGACAGGTTTCTGTGTGGCATGTCCACATCTACAGCGGCACCAACTGACGTTGACCCATCAACCTTGACCAATACGTGCGGCGTTGGCTTCAATCAGTCGGTAGATGCAAACTGGCAGATCTATTTCAATGGGACTGCTACGTCCAAGGTTGATACCGGCATTGCAATACCAACCACTGACCGCGCTGGCCCATTTACCGTGATGATTTTTGCACCTCCCGGTGGCTCATATCTTGGAGTTCGCATCACTGATGAGGCCACCGGAACCAGCTTCGAGACGACCACATCTACCAGCACCAACATGATCGCAGCTACTACGGCATGCGGTCCGCGTGGGTATCACAGTGTTGGCGGAACATCAAGCGTTGTCGGTCTGACGCTGTTCAGCGGGTACATGGAAACGGATAACTAAACATGGCTACCTACGTCCTTCCCAATTACTGGACAGCGGGATACTCCACTGGAGAAACAGGCGGTGGGGGCGCAGTCAATTACACCTTATCTGGAACAGTTGGTGCTTATGTAATTACTGGACGTACAGCCACCTTTAAGGTTGGACATACTCTCAGTGGTGCTACAGGTGCTTACACTGTTACAGGTAGAGCTGCTACATTCAAGGTAGGACACACGCTAGCCGGCGCTGTAGGCAGTTATGCCATCACTGGTAGGGCTAGTACATTTAAAGTCAACAGAGCCCTTTCTGGAGCCTCTGGGAGCTATTCCTACACGGGACAAGCTGGTACTTTAGCTTACACGGCTGGTACAGGTCCAACAGCTTATAGTTTGTCTGGTACTACTGGTACATACACCTATGCTGGACAGAGTGCTGCTTTCCATCAAAACTTTACGTTAACTGGTTCAACTGGTTCGTACAGTTATGCTGGTCAAAATGCTACACTAGCTTACACGCCGGGGGCAACTTCTACAGCATACTCTTTGCTGGGTGCTGCAGGATCGTACCTACTAACTGGTATTTCTGGTACTCTAACAAGAGGTTATAGCTTAAGTGGTTCTACTGGTAGTTACGTTATTACTGGCATCACTGCTACACTAACATACCATGCTGGTATTCCCGGAGGTTACCCTGATCCTTTGTTTGTCAAGTATGGGCTTGCTTATGGACCAACAGGAACTGAGTATCTTGGAACCTACATTGGGGACATCACTGTAGACATAACAACAGGACAACTGGTTAAACCCCTAACTTCTAACCTATCTATTTTACTGGTATAACATGGCAAACCTAGCTGGAAAATTTGTTGGTGTGTTGTTTTGCAGCAGGACTCTTGCTCATCAACTTCACCTTAAGACTAAAAGTTATTCTGAGCATAAAGCTCTAGAGTCGTTCTATGAGTCAATTGTGGACCTTGCTGATGGCTTTGCTGAACAGTATCAAGGTAAGCATGAAGAGCTTTTAAGTATTCCTACACTGTCCGTTAAGGATGGTGAGGAACCTCTCAAGTACTTTAAAGACACTGTAAATTGGATTGAAGACAACCGAGATAAAATTGTACCTCTGTCAGAGTCTTCTTTGCAGAATACAATTGATGAAGTAGTTGCTTTGTTCTACTCAACAATTTATAAACTTAAGTTCCTAAAATGAAAAACTGGCTTGACTTAGGCAACTATAATGTCATCTGTGATTCATGTGGCCGAAAGTTCAAGGCCAACACAATGCGTAAGCGGTGGGATGGATTGTTCGTCTGTAAGGACGACTATGAAATCCGACATGAGCAGCTTAGCTTACGAGTACGTGGGGATAAACAAACAGTTCCAATTCCACGTCCTGAAGCAGAAGATCAATTCATCAGAACTTGTGATGCTTGGACCTCTTCTCCAATGGCAGACTTTGGTGTAGCAGATTGTGCTACGGTCGGTGGAATTTCTTCCATCGCTATTCTTATAGATGTATTTAGTCCTAGTGCTGTTGCTGGTTATGCAATTGCTGGACGTTCAATTGCAGGAGTTCCACACATATGACAACTACTAATTTTACAGACTTTCAAACACCAATTTTAGCTAGTTGGCTTAATGACGTAGATGAGAAGACCTACAATGACAATGCCCAGTTGATGCAGTACACTCCTGCGGGGACCGGAGCAGTAGAGACGACCGTGCAGAGTAAGCTCAGGGAGAGCGTGAGTGTGCTGGATTTTGGTGCATCCACCACTAACACGGCGTCACAAAATGACGTTGCAATCCAAGCGGCATTTGATTCGGATGCAGGTGATGTGTACATCCCAGAAGGCACATATCTTGTTACCGAATTGATTTTGCCGCAAAGCAAAGTAATTCATGGGTCACGCAGGTCTATTCTGCAAGGAACAGATAGCACAAAGTATGTTCTTCGCTTTGATGGTGCGGGGCCACCTTACTCTGTAAATGGAGTTATTAAGAATCTTACTATCACAGGCATCTATTCTCGCGCACTGAGCCTGAGTTCATATTCTGCTGAAATATATGCAAAACATCTGCGGCTAGATGGTGCAGCATCCGACTGCCAAATATACACAAGCGATTCTTTTTGCTCTCAGTTTGACCATATCAAGATAACTGGCAGTTATGTGAATGCAGGATGGAAGATCGGTGGCGGATCAAATTCCCTAACCATCAATTCACTTTACATAAGCCAAGGTGGAGGGCCTTACGGCGTTGACATTTCTGGCCTCACAACCCCAATCACAAACTCAATTGTGTTCAATGGTCCAGCAATTGAAAACGCAACTTGCGCAATTCGCATCGGTGCAGCAGTTGGTGGGGTAACGATAAATTCCTTGTACACCGAAAATGTCGGGAAAGTGATGGAATTGGGTGAATCTGGTTTTGCAGGCCGAGATGTGCGTGGATTAGTTGTAAATGGCGGATTTTGGTTGTGGACTGGAAATGCAGCAGTTGATCTTTACAACGTAACTGGCGGGTCGTTTAACGGAGTCATGCTGGGGTCAACACAATACGGAAACTACCCAACTGGAGTTTTTGTTGGCGCGGTTGGTAGTGGATACACAAATGGAGAATCCATCAATATCACAGCGTCAGATGGAAGCGGAACAGGCGCATTGGGAACGGCACAAGTCAACGGAAGTGGGCAGCTTGTTGGGGTACTCGTTACCAGTGGTGGAAGTGGTTATACAAACGGCGAAGCTGTAACGCTAAATGCAGTTGATGGGACGGGGACTAGCGCAACAGGTAATGTGTATGTTGTTGGTGGGGTAGTAAGCACGGGTGTTGCGTCTTTCAGAATCTGGCGCACCATGAATGTTGCCATCAAGCAGTGCAATTTTAGCAGCGGACACTTTGGCTACTTCGTTCGTAGCATTGTCAAGGGTGATACTGCACAGGGTTTATCTGGTTTGAGAATCGAGGATGCAATTAGCAGTGGGGCAACCGTAACTTATGAAAAGACACCCACTGCGGACAATAGCCATTTTGGGGTATCGGTAAGTGCAGCGGGTGCTTACACAATAACCTCCAGTTGGACGCCAGGGACGTATGTTTAACATGACTACCATCATCCAACTCCTACGCTCTCGCACAGCCCTAAAGTACAACACTAACAAAGGAACCCCATGTCAGTAATCAACTCTGCTAACGTACAAGTAGCGTTTTCTCCGTGGCTCCAAACGCAGTGACACCTTATGACTGAATATCAATCCTTAATTAACATTGTACTAGGTACAGTCCTTACGGCTGGTGGTTGGTTTGCTAGAACCCTCTGGGATGCAGTACAAGAACTTAAATCTGACTTAGGCAATTTGCGAGTGGAAATAGCAAAAGACTATGTACCACGTAACGACTTTAACCGTTTAGGTGATGAGTTGAAAGAAATGCTTAAAGCAATATTTGAAAAACTAGATCATAAGGCAGACAAGTAATGGCAGATATAACAGGTATAGGTGCAGTTGCTGATTTAGTCAACACCACAATTAACAAGATTTGGCCTGACAAGTCAGCAGCAGAGCAGCAGCAACTGGCTGCCGCTGTAATGGTTGTCAATGGTCAAATTGAAACCAACAAAGAGGAAGCCAAATCCCCTTCGGTATTTGTGTCGGGAGCAAGACCTTTTATAATGTGGGTATGTGGAATGGCATGTGCTTGGAACTGGATTGGGCTGAAGATTGCGCTATTCGCTGCAGCATACTCGGGTACTGTCTTAAACATGCAGCCCGCTGACCTATCCGAAATGCTACCCGTTTTAATGGGGATGTTGGGCTTAGGTGGTTATAGAACTATCGAAAAGTTAAATGGCGTAGCTGCTATAACTCACAAGTAAAGAATAAGGAATAAAATGGCAGATACAAATTTTAGTAGTGGTGTGGTAATTGAGTCTCCGTGGCTCAATGATGTTAATGATTTTGTTTATCATGGAACCCCTCCGGGAACTTTACCTAGTTCTGCTAATGTAAGTTTCATCCAGAGTGGCACGGGAGCTGTGGCACGGACGGTGCAGAGCAAGCTGAGAGAGAGTGTGAGCGTGTTGGATTTTGGTGCTGTGGGTGATGGTGTTACTGATGACATTGCTGCATTGCAGCTTGCAATCATCTACTTGGAAACCTACTACTCAACATATGGACGCAGAAGTTCCATCCATTTCCCGCCTGGAAAATACCTTGCATCAAGCACGCTGACACTGAACAGTGGGAGCGGTGGCATGAATACGCTATTGGGTGATGGTCGATACAGCAGCGTGATTGTTTATACGGGTGGTGGTTCGCTATTCACACTGGCGAATGGGACGGCACCATCACCAAACGCATTGAACATCGAAATCCGTGATATGGGATTTTCTGCCACCGCAGGCGGTACGTGCCTGGATATGCCAACCTACACGTACATAAACAGGAACAGCATAAAAAGCAATGCGTTTTCCGGTTGGACCATGGGATTAAATTTAATCAATGCATGGAGGGCACGCATTCACGACAACTGGTTCGATACCTGCTCAACCGGATGCATTTACATGAACGGTGCGAACGGAGCAAATATCACCGGCAACGTGTTGTTTATGAATAGCGGATACGGGCTGAAAATTACAGGCTCATCAAATGGAATAAGCATCATTGGCAATGAATTTGAGGACAACCAAAAAGAAGGTTTGATCTTCGTTGAAAATGTTACGGACTCTATCGTTTCCGGAAACTACTTTGAACGCAATGGACAATCGTATGGAGACAGTATTGCCATACGTGTTGGCGGTAGCCAAGACGAATTAGTTAATGGAATTAACCAGGGGATTTTGTTTTCCGGTAACCGCTCCACTGGAGCAGATCAAATACTGCTATACAACGCAAGGAATATTCATTTCGACACAAATGGAATGAATGTGCAAATACCTGCGCCATTGGCAAACATGGCAATAGAGAAAATCCGATTCTCTAACCATGCAATCGGGTCATATCCAAATACCATCAATTCAACGTACTATCCAGAAGTCGCATATAACGATGAAGTGTCCGGAACATGGACGCCAAACGTTTTTGGCTCCGGAACTGCTGGAACATGGACGCCAACTACAGCCGTTGGAACATATGTGAAAAAGGCCCATGTAGTAACTGCAACTTGCTACATCGTCGGAACTCTTGTTGGGTCAACTGGTCACCTCAGAATTTCATTGCCGTTGGTGCCAGTTGTAAGAACTAACTATCTCCCAGGTAGTGGTCCTTCTGCATGGGGCGGTATTACTTTTTCTGGCGCTTATACAGACATAGGTCTGCTGATGAATAACCCAGGAGTGGCATCTATAACGGTTGAAAAATCAGGGTCTGGATTGGCAGCAACGCCCGTACAACAAGGCGTAGACACTATTGGAACACTGACCGTGTTGTTCACCGTCACATATGAAGTTCCGGTATGACCATCATCCTCCAACTCCTAAAGTCCCGCACCGTTTGGTTTGCCATTGCATTGGCAACCCTTCCCCTATTTGCCCAATACATTGGTATATTTAACTTAACACCAATACAACAAATTGTAGCTTTACAAGTGATTGCCATAATTACAGCAGTATTGCGTGTCTTGACCACTCAACCTATCTCTGAAAAGTAAAACATGAGTACATCGGGAACTTCCATCTGGTCACTTAAACGTGACGCTGTTATTAACTCAGCACTTCGTAAGATTAGTGTCCTGTCCGGTGGAAGTTCACCCGCAACCTATGAGGTGTCCAATGCTGCAGAAGCATTGAATGCCATGATTAAGGGGTTTGAAGCCGATGGTATGCCCTTGTGGGCAATCAAGGAATACACCTTTAATACAGTTGCTAATACAGGTACATACAACATTGGGGTTAGTCAAACACTAAATACTCCAATGCCTTTGAAAGTTATTCAAGGTTATCGTATTGAACAGAGGGGAGCAGTTAATGTTCCATTACTTGTCTATAATCACTATGACTATAACTTGCTACCTGTGAATGCAACTGCTGGTGAACCAGTGAATATGTTTTACCAGCCCTTGTCCCTCTATGGTACGTTGAAGCTGTGGCCCACTCCAATTGATGCTACTACAACCATTACGATTGTCTACCAGCGTCCTTTTGAGGACATGGCCACGGCAACAGATGACTTTGACTTTCCTAGTTATTGGACAGAAGCTTTGATCTATGGACTTGCTTGGCGTCTAGCCCCTGAGTACGGCATCCCAATTCAAGACCGTCAGGTACTTGCTAAAGAAGCAGAGTTCTTCCATGCCCAAGCACTGTCCTTTGGAACAGAAGAGGGTTCGCTTACATTGATGCCAGATTGGTCTGGTCGGAGACACTAATTGGCTTATTCTAAGAACCCTTCGTTTTCAACATACGAAACCAAACGGACTAACTTTGTTATTAGTCCAATGCAGCGTAGCGGTTCTGTTTTGGACAAGGACTCTAAGCTAGTAAACATGTTGGTAGAGGTTATCCAAACACCAGACAATGTCAATCAACGAGTCTTTGTTAAGAGTCGTCCTGGCCTCTCTCAAGCCTTCACTACGGTAGCAGGAGAGGGTCGTGGATGCTTCTACTGGGTTGTGTCAGGTGTAGGTTATGTCATCTCTGTAGTAGGTTCTTCTGTCTACAGCAATGGAACCTTTCTACAAACCCTAACGACTTCCACTGGTCCTGTAGGTTTCTGTTTGCATGTAGCTTCTACTGGAACAGTTACAATGGCTATGTTGGATGGAACAAAGGGCTATGTCTTTTCTTCTCCTACTATAGCAGGGGTAGCCATTACATCAGTAGACTTCCCAACACCACACATACCGATCCCTGTATTCCTAGATGGTTACTTGTTTGTTGCTAAAGCTGGCACACAAGACATTTACAACTCTAACCTAGATGATGCTTCTTTGTGGACTGCTGGTGATTATATTTCTGCTGAGATGTATCCAGATAAGATTGTTGCTTTGTCTAAGAACAACAACTATATCTACGCCATAGGTTCTGCATCCATTGAGTACTTCTATGATGCTGCTGTAGCTACTGGATCGCCCTTGGCGCGACATGACTCAGCAGTGCAGCAGTTTGGTACAGTTGCTCCTACATCTGTTGTACAAACAGAGAAGGAAGTAGTCTTGCTAGGTGAAACTGGTAATGGTGGTCACACTGTTTGGACAGTGGATGGCTTCAAGGAAACTGAGATTGGTACTCCAGCCATTCGATCCATCTTGCGTAATGAGGGTGCTAACCTAAGTAAGGCTGTAGCCCATTGCACACGAGTATCAGGTCAGAAGCTGTACATTGTTACCCTAACCTCAATAACTCTTGTCTATAGTTTTGATACTAAGATGTGGAGTTACTGGAACTCAGGACCAACGTCAGCCCTTGCCTTTGATGGTAAGTTCGGTACAGACGGTCCAAATGGTACAGCATACATCCAGAGTGTTAGCGATGGTGACATCTATGCAATCTCTGAAGATAACCACACAGACGACAACATTGCTTTCAGGTGTGAGATTGTCACCCCCAAGTATGACTTTGACATGTTCAACAGAAAGTTCATGTCTAGGTTTGTTTTGATTGGTGATGTTCCTGTTACCTCTGGTACTGGGAATGTCTTGCAAGTGTCTTGGTCAGATGATGACTACCAGACATGGAGTACAACAAGAGACTTATCTTTTGACTACGGCTTCCCTGTACTTAAACAACTAGGTAACTTCCGGCGTAGAGCTTTCAAAGTAACTTACTCACAACCCTACTTCCTACGTTTAGAGGGCTTTGAGGTTGACATCAATAAAGGAAGTCAATAATGGCTAGTGGTCTTCCTCCTCCTCCCACACGAGCGGCTAACGGTGACTTTGCTTGGACTTCATGGTACAACCAACTGTACACCATGCTGTCTACCACAGGTTCTGTTGCTTGGAACCTAATTGATAAAGCAGGTAGTTCAATAGCAGACTTGGCTAACAAAGCACACAACCTATTAACTAGTATGCAAGGTGGAACTGCTAATGAGTACTACCACCTAACTGCTGCACAACATGCAGCCATAACTGGTGCAGGTGCTCATAACAGTTTGACTGGTTTACAAGGTGGGGCTGTTAATGAGTATTATCACTTAAGTCAAACTCAATATACCAAACTAACTGCTGCTAAAAGTTATGGTGCTTTTCACGACACTACGACGCAAACTGCTGCGGTAATTAACACTGCTTATCCCATACTGTTTAATTCCACTGATGTCTCTAGTGGAGTGTCAATTGGTACACCAACTTCTAGGATTGTTTGTTCTACAACAAATGTGTACAACTTCCAATTCTCAGCTCAACTAAGAAAAGCTTCTGCTTCTGCTGCTAAGGTTTGGATTTGGTGTAGAGTCAATGGGGTTGATATAACAGAGTCTGCTGGTGAAATTACACTAGCTGGTTCTAATGCTGCCATCATTGCTTCTTGGAATTATGTCCTACCAATGACGGCTAGTGATTACTTTGAGTTGGTTTGGGCAACGGATAGTACAGCTTGTGAAATTATCCATCTAACAGCTACTGCCCCTGTACCCGGCATCCCGTCAATCATCCTAACTGTCACTGACAATATAAGCTAATATGAACATCTCACGATTTAAACATGTCCTCAGGATGCCTTGGGGAGAAGCTGGTGGCACTGATGGTGGAGCTGGTAGCATGGGTTCCGCTACTACCCATACACCCAACGACGCTTCTGCCTATGGCGGACGTTACTCTGGCTTTGATCCCAATACTCCAGATGTAGACAGCCAGTTCAAAGGCAACATGGGTAGTGGTGGTATTATGGAAAACACTGCTAGCTACACACCGGGGACAGAGAATTACTCTACTCCAGTTGCTGCTGCTCCTCAAGATCAGTTTTCATATCTCAAGCAATTGTCAGATATGTTTAACAACAAGAACCCACAGTTTGCTGCTACATCCAGCCAACTGCCGGGAATCAACGACAGCCTTGGGCAACTCACTCAAGCCCCTTCGTCTTACATGAGTGGTCCAGATGCTGACGCTCAGGCTGCTTTCAAGACAGCTCATCCTAGTCTCTACTCTTGGGGACTACGTGCTCCGGGTACAACGTCTGAACAGATGTTTAACTCAGAGAGTGCTGCTGAGAAAGATACCAGAATGGGACTAGTGGGCAATGCCATTGGTAACATTGGTGGTGCTGTGATGAGTACCATGATGCCAGCTCCTTTGCGGATGGGTATGGGTTTAGCATCAGCTTATAAGAACTGGGACTCAGCTAAGCCCCTAGAATCGGCAGGAAGGGGTCTAGCAGCCCTCCCAGGCTACGCAGGAGTTGCTGGGCAGGCTATGCAAGGCAACTACGGTTCTGCGCTTGCTGGAGGCCTTACAAAGGCTGGTGTTAGTTCTATGACTGCTGGTGGATTGGGTATGGGATTGGATGCTTCACAAGGTAAAGATGTTAGGCGTCCTGCTGCAGGATTGGCTGGCTACTATGCAGGTAGTCAATTAGGTGGACCCGTAGGCGGGGTGTTTGGGCAAAACCTTGCCAAGATGTTTACACGAAAGAAATAAATGGCTGATATAACAGACGAGCAAGTCTTCCAATTCCTTAAGGATAAAGGTTACTCTAAACCGCCACAGAGCACTATGGGTGCTATCGGTGAGGGGTTGGGTTCCCTTGTACTTGGTAATCAAGTGGCACAAGGTGCAGCTCAAAACCGTGCTGGTACTCAACAGCAGATTGATTCCCTTGCTAATATGTATGGACCTAACAGTCCTTACGCTACACAACTACGACAAGCTCTTGCTCGTAAGGATGCTGCTGCAGGTCGTAATAGTCAGTATGGTCCTCGTGAGGTTGAGTTGCAAGCCCGTCTTGCTGGACTGCAAGGACAGAATGCTGCTACCATTGGTAACCTACAGAACCAACAGCAAAAGGCTAATGTAGATGAGACACAAGTTCGTGCTCAACAACTAGCCCACTTGTTTAACATTGCTGACAAGACAGGTGCTGCTAATTGGGCTGGTAGTCAACTGGGTAATATGTTTGGTGAACAAACGCCTGTGAATCAACCAATGAACCAATCAGTGTATGCTGGTGGTGGTGATTACTCTGGTTGGAGTCCTGGTCAAACCTACCAAGCTCCTGAACAACCTTACCAATCCAATCAAGGGATGGGTCAGATGTATGGTCCAGAAGAGCAGTCAGCTTATACTCCTCAAATGGATCAGTCGCAAGCTCCCACATCTTCTAACAACAGTTATTACATGGACTGGATGGAGTAAGTATGGAACAAGCTAACCTACCTAAACAAGAAGAACTCAACGCTTTGTATGGCTCTTGGAATCCGGGTGCCTACATGCGAGGATTTGAGAACCAAAGCCTTGCTGATCAGTTTCGTCAACAGGCTATGGAAGCCAATCAACAAGGTATTCAGAAGACTCAACAAGAGTATGCTCAGAATGAGTTGATGAATCCTTTGCGGGTTGAGCAGATGAAAGGCACTAATGTTGGTCAAGGTAATGCTAACATCATCTCGGGTCTTGGTGCTGAACGTGCTCAAGCTAATCAGAAGCCATTAATGTCTGAGGATGTGCGTAATCACGCTATGCAAATGACCACTGATGAGTTTAAGCTTCTAGATCAACATGCTGAAAAGCTGATGCGTGACACTGACCCAGAAAAACAAAGCATGGGTTTAAAACTGATGCAACTTTCTCCTGCTATGCAAGCTGAGAAACGCAAGAACGATCAAGCAATGGCCTTGCAGAAAGAGCAGTCACGTAGTCATCTTGGCGGTGCTCAGATTCAGGCTAATGCGATGCTACAAGCAGAGCGTGAACGTATAGCTGCTGGTAAGTATGCCAAGAGTCCAAAATCTGCTAATGCCGGACAGGGTATTCTAGATGCAGTTGCTGCTGGTAAAATGAACTATGAGAAAGCTGCCACTGCTTTTAACACAGCAGCTCAGTTTACAGAAGATGAAGAGCTTGCTGCTAAGTACCTTAAACTAGCAGGTCAGTTTGAACAGATGCAGAAGAATAAACCCCTTGCTGTTAAAGAGGGTAGCATGGATACAGCTAAGTTGGCTAATCTCCCAACTCGTGAAATTCCTAATGTTATCCCAACTACTCCTGCTATTCCGTCTCAACCAAAAGCCCCGGCTAGTGCCATTCAGTTTTTACAACAGCACCCTGAGCAAGCCGCAGCTTTTAAAGCTAAATACGGATACCTCCCCTAACTAGGAAATTTATGCCCTCTAATCCCTTTGACCAATTTGATGCTCCTGCTGCTAACCCCTTCGATCAATTTGACGAAGAACAGCAACAAAAGAAAAGTGTTATTGGTACTCCAATGGACTTTGTTAAAGGAGTTGGAGGCACTGCTGCTGGTGTGGCTGACTTGGCTACTGGTATGGTTAAAATGCCTCTGGCTTGGGGTCTTGGTGTTGGTAGTTCATTGCGTGGAGAAAACCCCGAATCTGCTCGTAGGATTGGTCAACAAGCTGCAGAAGAATTGATGCCATCTATTGGTCAAGCATCTGGTATGGCTGAGACACCGGCTTACAAGACTATGATGGCTCCTTTTGACTGGCTTGGTAATAAGATTGAACAAGCTGGTGAGTTGGCTGGTCCACAGGCTTCTGGAGCCACTAAACTGACTCTAGACGCTCTGCTGATGGGTGGAGCTATCCCCGGTGGTAAGTATGTCAAGAAGGGCTTTGAGAAGGCTGTAGACGTGCTTGATCCGGGTGTTCGTAATGCAGGTACTGCCATCACAGCGCGTACTGCTAAAGCCCGTAAAATGGCTGAAGCACAGGCTGCTAAAGAAGCCCCGGTTACACCAGAAGCTAAGCCTGTGGTTGATCCACGAGAAGCCTTCTATAAACAAGAGGCTTTGCGTAGACAAGAGGAAGCTCAGGTAGCTGCTAAGGCTAAAGGAGAGCAGCCTATAGAAGTTACCCGTGAAGGTGCTGCTGTTCCTCAAGAGTTTACTAATGGGTTTGAAGCTGGGGTTGACACAACCGGGATGCGTAATCCCTATGATGTCACTGGTAAAGTTTCTGAACAGATGCGTACAGATGAGGCGCAGATGTCTGTTGCTGAACGTGAGCAAGCTCATTACAAACAAGTTACAGATGCTCTAAAAGCCCAAGAAGAAGCTAGGACACGTTCTCAAGAAGAAATCAAAGCCGCTCAAGTAGAGGCCCAACGGGTAGCAGATACTGAACAAGCACGTAATCTAACTCAGAGAGGTATCCCTGAGGAATCTCGTGCTGCTCGTGAAGTAGAAAACCAACGGGTGTCTGATGAAACTTTACGTGCTCAGGAAGAAGCAGCCAATAAAGCAGTTCAGGATGCTAAGGGTAAAACTACTTTAGTAGAATCCCCTGTACTAGAGTTGGCTCCTAATGGCACACTACGTGTTAAACAAGAGGCTCCCCCTTCAACAGAACTACCTGCACCCACTTCATTAGAGAGTGCTGCTACTAAGGTAGCTGAAAGTCGTCTTTTTGACTTTACTGCTGCTGAACGTGTTATGTGGGATAAAACTAAATCCCTAGTTCAACGTTTGTCTGATGGTTTTAAATCTCTTACTAACGAAGAAATCCTGTCAAAGATTACAGATCGTAATTGGGTACAAGGAGCTATCAATAAAGTCAATGAGCAGAAACAAGCCTTGGGCCGATCAGAAGCCTTACTTGCTGATCAACTGGCAAATAGAGATAACTACCGTTTGATGGCCCATGAGGTAGCCGTTAAGACAGATCAACTAACCCGTCTACAAGCTGAACGTGCTCGTATGAATGAAACGATTGCTCAACTCCAAGAAACTCTTGGTGCAGAGCGTCCAGATACTTCTAGAAAAACACAGGGACCAAAAACAAAAGCAGCTAAAAAAAACGAAACTCCGTGGGTAGGTGAAGACGGTGTCATTGAAATGGGTGCTGGTTTAACCCCTCCTAAAGCTATCCGTGACTTCATGGACCGTGTTATGCGCGGTATGGAGAATGAACTCACAGCTAATATGGGTGACTCCACAATCCCAATCAATCCTGTTATTTCTGAGGCTTTGCGTCAGGCAAAGAATGAGACTGATGGTAACTTGTGGAACCTAACTCAATCTGGTGGCACCAGTGCTGCTTATAAGTCGGGCTCTACCATCATCAACACCACTCGTCTGTTGGTTCAGAATGCGGGTAAGCGGGCTGAGTCAGCTATCCGTGCTCATGTGTTCCCTGCCGAAGCAGCCATCCGTGGCTTGTCTAAGCAAGAAGTTATTGAGTTGAATGATGTGTTTAAGAACGAGGATGTTGTTGGACGTAAGTTCCATCCTGATGTCCTTGTCGAAAGTCTTTCTACTAAACAGCTTGCTGCTTATGAGAAGATTCGTAATATGTTTGACAAAGCTTTTGAAGCTCAAAACGCTGAACGTATTGCTAAGGGTCAACCAGAAATCACCCGTCGTGAGGCTTATATGGCTTCTAAATGGGTAGGTGATTTTAAGCATCCTGTGTATGAGGCTATCCTTGACTCTAAGGGTAATCCTAAACTAGATGCAGATGGTCAGCCTGCTCAAAAGCTGGTATGGTATCTTGCTGCCAATTCCCGTCGTGGTATTAAAGCCCAATGGGAAGCTCTAAAGAAAGATCGCCCTGATCTCAAACTAGGAGATGAACAGGTTACTCGACACACAACTGGTCAGACAGATATTCAGAGTATGTACACAAAGATGCTGGATATCTTAGGTAGAGATGATCCAGCTGTTGAGCGTTTCCGAAAGCTGTACGAAGACCAGCAGTTGATTGATGCTGAGGCTACCAAAGGACAAACTAAGCACTTTGAGAACAAAGCAGGTATCCGTGGATTTGTTGGGGATCGTCCCGGAGTTGATCCTTTTAAGGATTCTTTGGAGATGTTCCAACAGAATATTCAGTATGCTAAGAATGCCTTTAACTGGTCTGAGATGCAAACAGCAGCAGAAGGTGTTAAGCAACTCCTAAGTGATAAGCAACTGAATATTGACCAACCCAATAACGTCAGTTATGTACGTGAGTACTTTAAGAATGCTTTAGGGCAATCTGAATCAGCAGCTACACGGGCTATTAGTGATGGCCTAGCTAAAGCCACTGGAGTGAGTCCTGAGGTCTTACGGGGAGCTATTGGCGACCTTAAAGGACTGTTCATCTTGCAGAAGATTGGTGTATCTACTGGTTTTGCATTGGCTAACGTAATTCAGTCTGCTAACGTAATACCATACTTGATGCATATGACTACAGAAGGTTATGGGAGTGTTAAGGGCACACTCAAAGCAGTTTCTCTTGGCTCTACTGTTGGTACTATGATGATGTCTGCTCATTACCTAAAAGCTAAGGGTGGAGGCTACATGGATATGCTTCCTAACCAATTCTACAAGGACATGTTTAAGTACGCTGAAGAGAATGGAGTAAACTCTCGTTCGATTTACGATGAAAGTCCCTTGAGCCATAGCTTTGGTAAAGGTGCTGCAGTAGGTAAAGGTGTTGCTACTACAATTCAAGCTCCAGAAACTTTTGTCCGTAGTACTGCTTTTGCTACATATGCAATAATGCTTAAAGAATCAGGTAAGTTCACTGACATGAATAAACTGTTTCAGAAAGCTGAAGACTATGTTAACATGAGTATGGTTGACTATCGAGCATCGGAAAAACCCATCCTGTTCAATAAACTAGGGACAACTGGTAGTATTTTGAACACTCTTCAAACATACCCGATGAGCTTTTATAATCAGTATGCACATATGACTAAGTATATGGTGGATGGATTTAAGGAAGGTAAGCCACAAGCCGCCCTTCCTTTCTTAACCATGTTGGCACTTCAATATCAACTTGCTGGAGCAATGGGTGCTCCATATGTTAATGATGCTTATAAGTTGTATATGTGGGCTAAGGACCTACTCCCTGCAGAGTATTGGCAGCAAGCTCAAGAAAGCTCTTTAGCTTCTGATCCTAAGCTTTGGCTTATGGAGAATGCTGGTAATGCTTCTGTCTCTGGCACTTTGTCTGATAAAACAGGGTTGGGTCTATCAGCTAAGGTGTCAGCTCCATCTCCTAGCGAGATGTTTCAGTCTCCAGCTGGTCCTATTGTAGATGTAGTCAAACAAGCCCTGAAATGGGGTAAGGTGGCTACTGATCCCACTAACATGACCAAATGGATTGAGGCTGCTAGAGCATCATCTTTCCCGCTTATACAGGGACAGATTGATGCTAGCTCTTTAGGTGAGGGTAAGACCTTTAATACCCGTCCTGATGGTAGTAAGGTCACTCTTAAACCAAGTGATTTAGCTGCTCGTGAAGGACAGTATCTTCGCACACCTAAGGAAGATGCTATCCGCCGTTGGGGCTTGCGTCCACAATCTGAAGTTGTTTCTAGCGAAACTCTTTATGATTTGAAACACCAAGCAACTGTTGGTGCAGAGAAGAGTAAAGAGATTGTAGAGAAGTTCTATCATGCTGCTCGTGAGGGAGACAAGGTTCGTGCAGGTGAGTTGGCAGGACTATATACCCGCATGACGGGTAAAGAAATCCAAGATCAACAAATGACTAATCAAGTTAACCAAGAGTTTACTACAGCCATTGAAAAAGCACAGACTTCTCCCACAATGACGTTACAACAGCTACATAACCTAGCACGCTTTAAAGCTGTAATGAGGGATGTAAAATGAAAATGTCAGACAAGGGACTCAAACTCCTAACTCTACGGGAAGGCTCTCGAAAGAAAGCCTACCAAGATACTAAAGGGGTTTGGACAATTGGAGTTGGTCACACTGGACCCGAAGTAGTTAAAGGTTTGGTCTGGTCTGACCAGCAAATCATAGATGCTTTACGCAAGGACATTGTTATAACAGAGAAGTGTCTGGATGATAATGTTGTTGTGTTGCTAGGACAGGATCAAGTAGACGCCTTGTGTAGCTTCATCTTCAATGTAGGTGTTGGTGCCTTTAGGCGTTCTACAATGCTTAGGTTCATTAACAAAGGTATGATGAAGGAAGCGGCTGGGGAGTTTGATAGGTGGCACATACCACCTGAGATAACCTCAAGACGTAATTCAGAGAAGGCTCAGTTCCAAGGAACTTGAGACGCAAAAAAGCCCGCTAGGATGTTGAGTCCTGCGGGCTTTCTTTTTGTCTACTCGTTAGGGAACTTGTAGAAACATAAGCGGATACACAAGAAGTGCACCGCAATCATCCAACTAAAATCATCTTCTTCATCACCTGATACATGTTCAATACCAAAGGCAACACCATTGAATAGTTCAAGTACTAGTGTCATGCAAACACAATCTCTTCGTCTGACCACATAGCATCTAGTTCACGGTCATACCAACTAGCATTGTTGAAGAGTTCCCAATCATTTTCTGTGATTTCATACATCTTTGAAGTCCTCCTTATTTCCGATTAATCGTGTGTAGTACAACGTCTGATCTACAGAAATTGCACCACAACTACAAGTTACAAACTGCCCTTCGTAGGCAGAGAAGATCCCATCACCACACTTGTTACAGTAGTAGGCTTTAGGAATGAACTCTGCTTTCTTAGCTGCTACAGGTACATCACTCATTTATAACCAAAGACCTCATTTTTAATATTTAATATTGTCTTTTGATTAACATTATAGATTTTACCTAGAGACCTAGAGCTATCTTTACTTTGCCTAATCTGTTCACACTCCTCAAGAGATAGTTTTTGTCTACTTGTATACCTACCTTTAGCTACACAATCTTTAATATTATCTGATTGTGTTCCTCCTTTTAGATGCTCAGGATTAACACAAGTAGGATGATCACAGGTATGCATAACAACTTTAGGTAGAAAACCATAAGCACGTTTAAAAGCTAGGCGATGGGCTGATATTGTTTTCTTAGTATCTGGATCATAATCCATTCCATAACCGGCATTACTAATATAACCTGAATAATTGATACACTCAGATTCCACAAGTCCCTCCTTTTCCTGTTAATAGGCACACGTCATTTTCCTCGTAGACTACATCCTTATGTTTCAAGGCTTCTTCGTATGGCACTGCTGTCAAAGGTTGGCCTCCTCGACTTCCATTCGGATAGCACGTAAATCCACGAAGTCGTGGAGCATACTTTGCAAGTGTAGCTGCAAATGCTCCAACTTCTTTTTCGTTATTTCTAGCTGTTCCCCATTCTGGGAGGTTGATGGTTGACGATATAGACATGTCCACGTAATCCTGCACGCTTGCTTGGAAGGCAATACGTTGTTCATAGTTTTCACTTAGGTCGATGGCTGATTGGATTGATTCGGGTTTGACTCCGAACTTGTTGATGAGTAGGTCGGCAGTTCCGTCGACAACGTATTGATACTTCCATTTTGTACCTTCCGTAAGAAAACGTCGTTTATAAGCAACTGCAAAGAGAGGTTCAATTCCAGTAGTTGTACCAGCAAGAATCCCGATGCTTCCTGTGGGGGCAATTGCTCGATATGCTTTCGGGCGGCTAATATAGAATCGGTCACAGTGCTCATCTGCGGAACGTTTTGATTCATCTTTATAAACTTTCAACCATTCATGTAATTCTGGAGTTACTTCGTAACCATGTCCTCGCTTGAGGAGCCACTCGTGGATTCCCATGAGACCCAATCCGAGTCGGCGGTTTTTCTCTCGCACCTTATAGACCTTATCGTAGGGTAGATCAGCCCTAAGCGTTCCACAAACGAGAAATTTACTCGCCAAGTGAACCACAGATTTGAACTCTTCCAAAGATCGTATATTGCCGAGATTGATACTACCAAGATTGCATACGTCGCTATCATCTTCAGACGTAACCTCTGTGCAGGCATTGCGTAATGTCTCATTCTGTTTATCACCAAAGTTAAAGCTAAAGCCAGGTTCTGCTGTCTCCATTGCCTGACGTACATTCTGCAAGAAGATTGGATTGTTTTCCAATCCACCAACCAATGCAGCATCATCATAGTTGACAGAGATGTTAGTCATGTCCAGAGGACCAGGGAAGTTGAAGTCCTTAAGCTTCTGTTCCTTTACAACATCTGACCAATCTTTGACAGAGAGGAATTGATTGATGTCCTCGTGCTGCCAATTAAGCGAAGCATAGATTGCAGATCGGCGTGAACCTCCTTGCATAACGTTTCGTCCAATCTCGTTGATGGCAGACATGAGAGGGATAGGTCCGCTAGCCGTTCCGCCTGTTCGAGATAAAGCTTTGCCTGACGCACGCAGTCTGCTGTAATCAATTCCAATTCCTCCACCAGTCATTAGACAAGACATAGCTCGCCATGTCACGTTACTCCACTCTTCTCGGGTATCTTCTTCGGCTCGCAACAAAAAGCAATTATTATAAGCCTTAAAAGGTCTACCTGCATAGTACAAATACCTTCCTCCCGGAAGGAACTTCATTTCTTTTATAAACTGAGTCAACTCTTTACGTTCACTCTCTGACATGATAGCAGTAACAGTATTACCACGAGTACCACAAACATCATCTACAAGACGCTCAGAGAGCTTAGACCATGTATCCCCTGCACCCTGCGCATATTTGAAACGGAACACGTTCTCGGCAAAGCTATTACGAAACTCACTCATTATAATTTACCTATTTTTATTGGTTGTTTAACTACGCCAGAATCTAGTTGAGCCTGTCGTTTGATTTTATCTTCTGCTACCATGCAAGGCTCACATTTACCCTTCCGCATCCACGTCTTGTGAATAGGACATCTCTGCGGTAAAGGGGTCGGGATAAGTTTCGGTTTCTCCGTCATACTTTTTAATCTCTTCTTCTGCTTCTATTTCTTGTGCCTTACGTACAAGGTAGGTTTTCTTATAATGCTGCTCAGCCACAGGCTGCCAAGAGCTGTGTTTGGTATTCTTCAAGTTCGTCCTCTAGTACTTCAAGTAGATCAGCTAAGTCATAACCAATGATGTCAAGGAAATCTATAACATCTAGGTTAGCAGCAATGAGTAATTTAAGTTCCGCGTTCACGTTTTTCAATCTCACGGTTGATGTAGAAGATTGCTTTACGCATGTCCTCTATTGCATTGTTCTTCAAGTCTGCCCTCCAGATGTACTTAAGAGCATTACCAAGGTTGAATCCCATGTGTTCTGTAATCTGAATACATTCAATCCCTGATGGGTGGCTAGTGTAATGTTTAGGGTGGTTAACTACATCATTCATTGAGAACTTTCCATCCTACAGGAAATAAAGGGTTAATAACTTTGTCAAGCATTACAGCCACATCTTGCACTTCTTTCTGTGCATGTGGGTCAATGCGTAACTTGTAGACACGAGAGAAGGCAGCAAGAGAACCTGTCCAGATGAACTCAGTCATCATATTCTGTGGCAAGATCATACGAGCTTGTTCAGGTGCAATGCCTAGATCAATCATGTGTAGATACATAACAACAAGAGTGTTCACAGAACGCTTGAGTTTTGTATCCTCCATCTCAACAACTATGTTTGAGCTTCCTTGCTTAACGTTAGCCGCAGCACCTCGCCAGTGGTCTGGGAAGTAGAACTCAGGTTCCTCGTCTACATACCTACGAGAGACTTCATTCCAGACCAAACCAACTTGGTGCTTTCCCAACTGACGAGCAACAAAGATAGGACACTTAATACGGAGAGATATGCTCGTATGAGCAAAAGGAGTCCAATGATTGTGCGTGGCAAGATATGAGATGAGTTTCTCGTCATTTGGTCCAAGAACATTACTGACCTTGTTAAAGCTAACACGAGCAGCATTAACAATAGACAAGTCAGACCCCATATGATCAACATACTCAACCTTTTGTGGAACTATTTTCATACTTCTTGTTAATGTAATCTAGACTAACTGACATCAAATCAAACTCTCCATCCTTAACGTCATGGAGCATTAGGAAACCACGCCAGTGCTTGTTGCCTTGACTAGACATGTAATCCTCGTTGTGCTCATAACAGGAACCAGCAATGACAGAGGTTAGTCGTGTACCATCGGCCTTATAAGATGTTGCTATTTGCAAACCTTGTTGGTGTCCTTGAATGCACGACATATGCTTCTTGGTAAGACAAGCCGAAGCAGTAGTAACGGGGCGTCCCATAAGACCAGTCGTAAAGTAATGAGAATAAGCAATACCATCAATAACAACCACGTCAAGGAATGGAACAACAGACCATCCGTAGACTTCGTAGCCAAGAGCATCTGTTGAAAGAACTCCTTCAAGCTTTGGGTCGTCGTTGATAGCACGGTTGATTCGATTTTCATGGTTGCCAAGTGTCAGGATTAGTTCTGGATGATATTGTTTCTCTTTGTTACGCTTAGCCTTAGCATTGAACTCCCATAGAGGTCCCATGAGGGCATCCATAGCGTCCTTGGAGGCCTCAATGTCCTTAATGTAACGTCTCCCCTCAAAGCTCTTCTTACCGACGTCATAGGAGCTTAGAGAGGGCATGTCAGCGAAGTCACCCAAACAAATCCACTTGTCTGGTTTCTTGTCTACAAGGTACTTACCGATGTTGGTTAGGTAGGAGAAGTCAACTCCTGCCTTGGCTTGAACGTCGGGTATTACCGCATGTTTCAATGTAGATTCTCCTCTGCGTCCTTGTCGGCCACAACAGCTTGGATTACACCACGAGACATAAGGGTAAGAAGCCCCATCTGTAAAACAATGTCTAGTTCAGCACCTGAAATTTCTCCAGTGAATTTAACAGTACCCTCTGGGGTTTCAATTGACTTTGTGATTTGCATTCTTTTTTTCTTTTTTTTCTTGGTTTGTTTTGAGTAAATGGCAGGGCTTGCAAATCGCTTGCAGATTATCTGCTTCACAGAACAAACGATCTATGAAGATATCCCACGATTGGAAGCCCTTTGTCGGATCAACCACAGGTTTAATGTGATCCACTTCCATGTCTTTCTGCGTGAACTCGTTGCCACATAACTCACACCGGAAGTGTTGGGCAAGCCTACCTGTTTTCTGATTAGTCTTTTTCTCTGTCTTGCTTGCGTTGAGAGTATCATATTTTGGACTCCATCTACGGGCACCTGCCCTTAATGTTGAGGTAACAAAGGCGTTAAAACGTCCCTGAGTCCATTTCCCACCATTATATGTGCTTCGCGTATTCTTCAAAGTACTTAATTCGCATTTCTGTAGCTTTTGCTACTGCTTCTTCAACTGTATCAAAATAACCAAAATGCATTTTAACACCGTTAATTTTCATCTGAACCCTAAAGCGTCTTGTACTATATCGGTAAACATTCTTTGGAAGTTTCTTTCCAACATTTGTACTGCGATTCATTAGATTCTGAGATCGTGTTGCTTCACGTAAATTAAGCCAGCTATTATCAGCACGATTACTATTGATGTGATCAACATCGTTTTTAGGAAACTTTCCTACCATATACAAGAAAGCTAGCCGATGGAGGTAGTAAGATTTATAATTAATTCGTACAGTCAAATAACCATTTGGTTGTGAACTACCAATCAGTTTTCCTTTACGATAAAATAAACCTGTGTTTGGATGATAACTAAGTATCCCAAATAATTCATCTTGTGTAAGCATTAGCCACCATGCATCTTGTTCTTCTTACGCTTAGCAGCAATGTCTGCTAGACGTTGTGAAGCATTGCGCTTTTGTTGTTGGTCACGCAGCCGAGAGGCTTCTTGGTTGGATTCAATATCTTTGTAATACATTATGTAGGGAATTTCCAGATTTGTTCAGGTTCACGTTGCATGAAAAGACAGATTCCATTCATGAGGAGACGTTCGTCGTCGTTATATAGTTCTTTGACATACTCAAAGATTGCTTGTTCATTACTAGCTAGGCCTTGCATTTCAGAATGAATTCCTTCTAGCTTACGTGGGATGGTTTGTCGTGCCAATCCATCGAAACCAAAGATGTTGTCTGACTTATCCCCCATGATGAACTGCCAGTAGAAGTTGAAGAGTCCCTCAACAGGGGTAATTGTTTGGAACTCAGCTTTGACAAAGTTGTAATGCCGTCCGGGGACTTGTAAGAGGTCTTTGTCAATGGTACAAATAATAGTTTCATCAGGCTGTTTAGTCTGCTCAATGGACATCAAATCGTCGGCCTCACAGCCGTCGCTAACTTGAGCATTCCAGTTGATGACAAGGTGCTCTCGTACTTGCTCAAGCCATTGTGGTTTAAGTGTGTCCTTGCGGTTGGCTTTATACTCTGGGTTATACTTATACCGGAAGTTGTTAGAACCAGTTAGGTACGGGTAATAGAACTCTGCTGCTGTCTCATGCAAGATTCGATTCATCAATTCTTCTGCACGAAGAATAGCAACCTCCACTGGTTCAACTGTCACTCCTTGCTTTTGGCAGGATGCTGCACAACGGTACGATACTATGTCCGCGTCGATGAGGGCTGTAGTCAATCTAAATTACCTGCTTTAATTCGGTGGGGATATTCTTTGTACTCTAGGAAGCAACGAGCTTCACCACTTCTGTAAGCCACCCAAGCAAGTTGTGTAGGTGTGTCATGACAGAGGTCATGTGATTCTCGTTCCTTAAGTTCCTTGGCTAGTTCGGTATGATAGACCTGACTTGTCAGAGCCACCACACCAATCACAAAGCCAAGGACACCTAGAATTTTACTTAATTTCAGCTTCACCGAAATCAGGAATGTCACCAAATCCTGTCGGACCTGGATCAACAATACCAAACACGTAAGCCTCGAATTCCTTAGCTACTGCAATTACTTCAGCAGGCTTAGGAGCGGACTTAGAGCCGATGCTAAGACTAGCGACAGCACTACTAAGACTAGACTGACGGACAATGAGGACTTGCCGCTGCGCTCGTTCTTCGGGGGTTTCATACGTACTCCGTGGGGTTGTGTTGGCTTTGACAGCAGTAGCTGTCTGAGCCCCTTCTGAGTGGCTTGGTGAGCCTGTTGCTGGAGAGCAAGCTGTCCAGTCGTTGTAGCCTTGTGGGTTCTTAACAATAGTAATTTCATATTGCTGACCGCCTTGTGCATTAGCAAGTGTTTTGAATGTGTCAGCAGCAGCACCAAAACTCATCACCTTTTTACTTTCTACCTTTCCTTGAAAGGATAGATTCTTATACACGACTTCCATTTGTTGATAGCTACCTTTAGCTGTTGGTTTGGTTTCGATAGAGGTAGTTACAATTTGAATAAGCACTGGATATTTCCTTAAATATGAGTCCAATTGACTCGTCTTTTTATGCGCCCGATATGGGCTTGAGTTACACCATACATAATACCTAACTTACTTTGTGACAAGGTACTTGTACGTATGTTTTCTATGTCTGTGTTATCTAACTTAGCATAAGGATGCAAAATACCAACAACACGTTGTCTAACTTTTTTGTCATTCTGATTATCTAGGTGTGTACCTAGCAACAGATGTTCAGGATTAACACAAGAAGGATTGTCACAAGAATGCCTAACAACTAAACCTTCTGGAATTTCTCCCACTCTTTCAGTATAACTGACTCGATGTGCTTGTCTTGGACTTCGTTTGATTTGGATATTTCCATAACCATCTTTATCTTTGTAAGCAGTCCAGTTCCAACAACCAGTTTGTTCATCGACTTCTGTATGTTTTGTTAATCGTTGTTCAATTGTTTGTTTCATGCCTATAGTATAACACACTTTTCATTTTGTTGCAAGCATTATTTGGGTTTATTTGCCCACCATCTTCCAAAAGCATACCCTAAGGCAAAGGTTAGGGATTGATGTTGTAGTTTTTCAATGAGAAGTTGTCCTTCATATTCCCATTCTGCATAACTCATTTCATCTTCCTCATATCTTTCATGTTAGGACCGTATTTAGATTCACATGCCATTGGACACTTCCACTCGTAGCCGAACATAGCCTTGATGTTCATCGGCAGATCGGCAAATACACTATCAAATATACCAGCCAACTGAGGAAGGCAAGACACATGAGTGTCGACAACGATAGAATCGTGTACAGTAGAGATGAAGTCACAGGGTATTCCAGCTTTCTTAATACGCTTGTATGCAGAGATACGAGCAATGGTCATAATATCAGCACCAGTTCCCTGCACAGGTAGATTGACTAATTGGTTCACAGGGAGCTTTAATTCACCCTTGTAGTCCCTTGCCATGTCCAAGTGCCAAGAACGTCCCAGCGGCCCTGTAATGTCCTTTCCTGCGGCAACTAGAGCCATCCACTCCTTATGCTTCTTGTCTAAGGAGGCATACTTCTTGTAGAATTTTTCATTCAATGCATCCCAAAACTTAGGATCGGCAGATACATGAGTAAAATCAGCATCGTTAGCAAAAGCCCAACCAGAGCCACGAAAAATCGTTCGAAAAAGAAAAATCTTAGCAATGAGTCGTGAAGGAAGGTCAAAAGCGTGTTGATTGTTTGCATGTGTATCTTCTCCGTTAATGATTTCTTTGATGCCTACTTGCTCATCGGATAGCTCTAATGCTACCCGCCACTCTAGCTGTGAAGCATCACACTGTAGGAGCATCTTTAGCTCGTAACAAGGCAGCTACTGGTCGTTGATCTAGTCGATGGATTTGATCTTGAATCTCCTTGAAGTGTCCGGGGTAGTTCTCACGAAAGTCTGACAAGAGTTTACGACAACCTGAAGTCTCCATTGCAGAGGCTAGGTCAGTGAGAACATCGTTGTATTGTAGTTGTTGTAGTTCTTTAGTCATTATATTTCGAGATGAAGATATCTTGCAAGTCGGAGGCGAAGTTCTGCAGATTAGGTTTACTGGAAGAAAGCCGACCCGATATTGCTGTAGTCTGGTTGAATTGCCCATGTAATACGTTAGGTTCCCAGTTCATTTGTTTACGCAGCTTGACTAGTCCATTGTAGTAGGTTCCGTTTAGTTTCTCTAGCTTACTTAGGTGCAGGATTTTATCCAGTACACCCTTCTTACCTTTGAGTTTACGCAACGTCCCTTCATCTGTAGAGAAGTTACCTTCCTTTGCCATCTCTGAGCCCTTTAAAGGGGTGTACAAGCGTGGCAATTGATGTTCGACTACTATGTTCTTGTACTTGGGTTCTGCAGCCCTAGCACCCGTTTTGTAATAGCCAACAAACTCCTTGCCATCCTCTTTAACAACTCCGCCGTATAGAAAGGCAGACAGATGATCGTTAGAGCCGAAATTAATAGGCACATTGGGATAAATGGCTTTGAGTTCTGCCTTAAGGGATTCAATTTCAATGTCCAACTCCTTTGATCGTGTTATACACAATTCTTCGTCAAACGGTAATCCGTTTTGCTCCATCTCCATCAAGATCATCATGTCCTCACACTGCATACTACACAACTTGATCTCTGCTGGGGTCATCAGTTTGATCTGACTATCGTAACAAAGACGTGTAAGATGAGCATCGAAGGCAGCATAATCGCTAAGTATCTCCCAAGGTATTGCATCAGTGTCAATTCCTTTAGACCAGAAATCTTCCTTGACAACATCTCGTTTTGTTGGATGACCATACTTAATACACGTCTCATTCAGGCTGGGAAATCGGTTAGTTTGTCTTGAGAGTATGAACTCTGCGATTTGAACATCCCAAATTTTCTTACCTTGAAAAGAAATCCCATGCCTAGTAAGCCAATGAGCGTCGAACTTAAAGTTAAAACCAAGAACAACATCAGCCCACCCAAGTAAATTAAGAAGCTTAGTGGGGGTTCTATTTGTCCATTGGACGGCTGAGCACTCATTATCGCAATGATAAGAGTAGCATACAAGGCGATTAGCAGAGTCGTAGGGATTTCCCTTGTTTGAGATTGTTGTTTCACAGTCTAAGGCTAGTAAGTTCATTCATTGTAAAAAGTTATGTAATGGGTTCGGAAGACATAAGCATAAATACCTTTCTCTTTAAACTCCTGTTCACATGCACCAGCATAGTTGTCTGCTGATTCCTCGGTTAGCCACACGGCAATGGGAACCCCTTCTGTTTCTCCATTGATGTGACGCTCAACAACAAACACACCTGTCTTACTTTTTGGTAGTTTCATAAATATACAATAGGTCTTTAGGAATAGCTCGTGAAAATCGTGGATGCCATTCTTCTCCAATGGCACCAGTTAGGAGGGCAGTAAACTCTTCATACTCCAATGCCCATACCCACCAAGGCAATACATTGTTCATACAATATCCTCGTAGCGGGCCACATCAGCCCGGATTAAGACTTCTCTCTTACCATGTCGTAGAGTTGGGTCAGTATCTTCATCTCCTGCCAATTTGTTTTTACTTGCGTTTAGGTAGCGAAGATTCTCATAACCAACATCTGCAACTTTGCCGATACCAACAATCCAATCAGCCTCTGCTTGCTTGGCTGTCTTAGCATTGGCTACATTACCCATTGTAAGCCACTTCTGGCCTTCTCCAGAGCCATCAGCTTGGCATACCCCTATGACAGCACAATCATGCTCCTTAGCAAGCTCTCGTGCCCATTGGTACATGGCACCAAGCTTCAAGTCCTCTCGGTCAGCTTCAAACCCCACAATCTTGTCGATCTGGTCAAAGATAAGCAAGGACGGCTTATACTGCTTACATATCCGCTCGACCATTGTTTTGTTGATAGACCCCGTTGGGTTCAGTATCATGTGCTTACCCTTGGTCTTCTTCATGTAAGCATTACGTGCTGCCGTTGGGTTTGAATTGATCGCCGCGAGGCTTGCGCCAAGCGATGCTTGATAACAGCGGATTTTAACTTTAGAACCCTTTTCTTCATTGTTAAGCCAGATGATCGGTCCTGCATCGTCTGCAAGCTGTTCAGCCATAAAGGTGGTTTCCGAAGCCAGGAACGTAGTCTTACCTGTTTCTGGACGGGCAAAGATGAATCCAAAATCACCGCCACGCAAACTCCCCAACATTTGATTGAGTGTATTGAGCCTCCAACGTAGTCCAGCTTTACGGAATGTTTCGATGAGGAGTTCTTCAATATCATCCGAAACGAACGAGAACTCTTCTTCGTGTACCTTAACACCTTTCTCTGTAGTGAAAGCGGCAAGGAGATCGTTGAACTTTTCTTTCGATAGCTTACCTTCTGTAACATCATACGCCGCAAGTGAAATCTCCTTAAGAAGTTTATTCTCGACAAAGGATTGAAGCAAGACATTGGTTGACTGTGTTGATACTTCCAACTTGTCAAGGGTTTCAATGACACCCTCATAGTAGGCAACATCTTTATGCTTGTGAGCAAACAGGATGTTGGATAGATCGGCAACAGTTAGGTTAATCTTGTCAGTATTGCTTTGATGGAAGCTGTCAAGAACAGAATAGACAGCATGTAATTCCTTAGGTAAGTCTTTAACATTCAACTTATCTTTCCATCTATTCCATTCTTCATAAGTTAAGAATGCTTTAATAATACTTAGTTCATACTTAATAATATACTCCTATATTAGTACTCTTGTTATATAACTTATAACATACAATAATTATATCACATCTAGAATTTCCTGTCAAGCTTTATTTTTATCCCAATGCTGCACGGGCAGCGTCAATGGCTTTGTCTGCTTGGTCTTTGTCCATCCATCGCCATCCATCATGTTCTTCGCAGAATGGTGCGCTGCGTTCGTAGTCACAAACTGCGAAGTCATCTGATGTGAAGCAGTGCTGATACCTAAATGCGTCTTTTCGCGCTTCTTTCAGATCGGCGTTAAGGCGCTCAATGCGAACCTTCAGCGCGGCATTTTCGTCACACACGCTAGAGTAGGACGTGGCCCACTTGAGGCTGTCGTTTTGCAGCCGATCGTTCTCTGCCTTTAGGGCATCACGTTCAGTATTTGACGACATGTGTAGGGCCAATATGAATTCACCAATGCACTCAAAGCCTTGGTCGTAGCCAGCTTCTGCAAATTCGCAAGCGAAGGCTTCACAGGATTCTTCGGCACAATTGAGTTCGTCTTGGGCTTTGTCGAGTTCAGCTTTCAACGCCGCGTTCTCTGCCTTCAGTCGATCAATCTCCGCTGCCTGCGACCTGAGCATTGCTGCTGCATCAGTTGCCCAACGGTTCATAGTCACTACCCCGTAACGCTGCATTTCCGCAGCCAACTGCTCGGCGGTTTGTGTGGTGGTCATTTCAAATATTCCTTAATTTCTAAATCGGTGTAACACTTGGGGTCAAGTTCCGAGTAAACGGTGTTAGCTGACAAACCAACCCACTGACACTTTTCTGCTATCTCCCTTGCTTCCCGCCATTTGTCACGATCTAGCCAAATGGTGATGAACTCATACGAAGCCTTCAGAGCGATTATTTTGTGAGCTGGTACGTTGGTACCAAGTGCAGGCATTGCGTCGCACTGAGAGGCTATACGTATGGCTGACAGGGCATCCTCAGTGATTACCAACCGTTTCCTGCTAAAATCTGAGCCGCTGTCATGGTTGTCTCTGACTTTGTATATCGGGGAGACTTCACTGGTGGAACCTTGGTTAAAGTACTTGGCTTTAGCTGCCCGGTCAGGGTCAAAGTTACGGGCTTGTATGCAGCGGGTTTTACCTTCTTTGTCTTTGTATTCATAGATGAGTTGGTTGAAGTATGCGGAGTACTGGAGTCCACATTGGATTGCTGTGGGGACAGTGATGCTATACTTTGCCAAGTATTCGACGCATTGTGTTGAAAAAGCATGTCCGCAGTCTCTTGGGGTGTGTAATGTTGGGTCATCGCTGTACTCATCGTCGTCCACCCGTTCATTGTTCCGTTCTGTAACGAATCCTGAAAGGCTGCCTCTGCCTGACTTACGACACCCAAAGCAGAACCAACCCCCATCAGAGTAGTTGGCTCGATTGTCCCGTGATCCACAGTAGGAACATGGACCATGTCCCACGAATTTAGCGGCAATTTGTATTCTCCTTTAGTGGACAAGTGTCACATTTTTCTGCTGGTTGATCGTTACAACGGCAGGACTTCATAGCTTGTTGATAGTCCTCAATCTCTTTTTGTAGCGTTTTACCTTGCAGCACAACAGTACCTGCATTATTCTGCATGTCCTTGTGTGCACTTTTATGCATTGACATCTTCATCATCTCCCTCTTCGTACTCACTCTCGGTGTACTTCACATCATCAGCAATGGTGTTGAAGCATTTATTACACAAATCCACATAAGTGTTGGAGTTGGTAAACTTACGGGTTGACTCTTGCGTAGTCAAAATTACATTACAAGCATTACAGCGCATTTTCTTCTTCCTCTTGTCCAATTTGTTCAGCAGTCAAACCCTCTACCCACGCCATTACACCACAATTGTGTACTGTTGAGCCCCCATAGTTGTCCAACTCACTGTTGTAAGTTGCACTATAGTATGACCAATACTTCTGAAACTCCTCAGGTACATCAAACTTCCAGCTCTCAGCAAGGGTAATACCCCGACCATAGATAGCACGATCAGCCTGAGCATGTTTACTATGCAGAGCATCTTCAAAACCCTTGAACTTCTTATCCCCATTCGAAATTCGAATGATGAAGGAAGCCAAAGATATGAGGTATGTCTGGTTAAAGTAGTAACGTGGGACAAACATCAGGATGTTACCGTCAATAACTTCCATTGCCAAGGGAAATTCAGGGTTAACTTCATTGATGCAACATGCAATATTGTGCATGAATACCTCTGGATGGGTAACTGAGTACAAACGAAGCCAAACTCCCTCATCATTCAACTTCATGTTGGCATTGTTCAAGCCATAAGCAATGACATCCTTACCATGATAGCGTGCTACCACATCGTTCAGGTAATCCTTACACATGAAACGTCCTGTTTGTGGCAGGAAGGTATCACCATCACGGTAATACACTTGCCAACGCAACGGGTTGGACTGAGGTGCTTCACTGTAGTGGTACACCGGATCGGCTTCAAACTTATACATACTGGGTGATTCCTTGGACGTATTTTTCAATGTTGCTACCAGTGATTCCGGGCGCAGAGTTAACTTCAATGATGAATAGCTCGTCGTTCCTCTCATTATATCCAATATCGACGCCACGGAAGTCCGACGGGCTAACTTTTGCCGCTGCAAGAGCAAGCTCACGTAGTCCGGCTGGCTCGTTCTCCACTTGTTGACAGAATATGTAGCCATTTGCAAGGTTCCTTACTTTAGTATCACGTTGATCAGTCCATCCAGTTTTCTTACGCTTCTCTACCACTGAGACAATGGTATCCTTGAACACATGCACACGAAACTCACGTTTCTTCTTCTTGTACAGGGTGTAGACAGGACACACCACATACTCATTGGGGTTGCTCATTATGATGATGCCTTTACCACAGGATGAGTTCAACAACCGGCGTCCAAAGACTGTGTTTCCTTTTTCCAACCAATCAAAGACTTCATCTTCGTTTGTGCTGAATGTCAGGGCTGATAGACCTTGATCTTTGAACCACTGATACTGGGCAATCTTGTTCACAGAATGTCCATAGCGGTACTGGATACGCCTTGAGGACGGCTTTAGCGTCCGATATACCTTATGCCCCAGACGCTGTGTTAGAGCGCCAGCAAGGAGCTTTAGAGAGGCAGAGAACCGTGTAGATTCAGTGCAGAGCAAGGACAGTTTCATGCTTGACTTTCTTAGATGGGGTTACCTTCTTCACATCACCTAGCCGGATTGTAACCATGCCAGTTGCCTTGTCATATTCCATGTCAGTTACGCGGCCATAGTACAGACAGTTCAAGAAGGCTTCCTTTGGATGCAATTCATTCAGATCAAACTCTGCTTGAACCACATGGTCAAAGGTAAACTCTTCAATGTCTCCCATGAGGAGAACATCAGATGCACCTTGTGCTATAGTTTTAGGAAAATCTTTCTCGATGAAATCATCAGCCCAGAAGTCTGTTAATGCACCGAACCAACGCTTTTTTGCTGATTTAAAAGCATTCTTGCTTATCCGGTTAGTCCCACCACGTCGACCCTGTCCAGCCACCGTGGACCCTGTCTTCGAGTTGCCAGTTACCGTATGGGTAACTGGAGTAGCTTTTTTTGGTACGTAACTGACAACCTCCACTTTGTTAGTGTCAAGATCAATCTTATACAGACAATTCTCTTTGACAACAACAGGGTCGTGGTTCTTAAGTGTTACACCATTCCTTCCTAGAATCCAATACAACATACCCATCTCAGATGCCCAGAAGAACCCCTCAGGAGTGTCCACAAAGCTCATAGGACGTTGGTCGTTGCGGAGTAGATAGACCTGATGGTTATTCTGGCTATACGCAGCAATGGCATAGGCACCCTTGACCTTACCGATAGCTTCCTCAAACTTCTCCAAGTCCCAATCACCATTTAGGACAGGCTCAAGGTGAATAGCCAGAGCCTCGCTGTCCACTACAGTGTCAGCCAACTCCTTATGGTTGGTCAGAGTACCATTGTGTACCATAGCAAACTCACCCTTGACAACGAATGGGTGAGCATTCTCATCAGAACCAATGCCAATGGTTTTCTTACGGTTGTGACCAATCAAGGCCTTACCACGAGGGTACATAGCCTTGCCAAGATCAGACATTTGAATCTGATCAATCACGTAAGGAGCAGAATAACCCTCCTTCATGATACCAAATCCAGCAGTGTTCTCCACCATAATCACACCAGTGGAATCATCTCCACGCAAGGTGTCACAGTACAACATCTGATAGAAAGATTCCTCAGTCTTCTTATCAAACCCAAAGTTACCACGAGGTACAACCCCAACAATACCACACATCAGATCACCGCCAGTTTCAAGTCAAGGATTTGGTTGGTCATCAGACTGCGAACCAAGGTGTAGTCGTTGCTCAGACGAGAGCATCCAAAAATCTTATCAAAAAGAATCTTCATATTATCCTCTTGCAAGAGTGTGGAATCCAGTGGAGCTTCTTTGGCAGTAGCCAACAAATTACGGATGATGAGGAGCCACTCATCCATCAAGGCAGTGTCAGCATGACCTTGCATATGGCGGAACTCAATAGTACCCTGCTTAATCAGGGGTTTGAGATTGAGCGCCGTGTACTTGTGCCAACGGGCAATCATGGTGTTAACACTAGCATTGTAAATTGTTGGCAGATATGTCTCTGTCAATGGCGTACAATGAATGTTATCACGACGATCTGGTGCACACATCAGGAAGAATGCCTCTTCAAACAAGGCATACAACCACACCGTATCACGAACTTCCTTGAGCTTCATGTTAGCACAGTTGGCATGTACATGGATAGATGTACGCTGTGAGAACGGGTCGTATGTACCAGTGCTGATAGTCCCATGCAACTTCTTGAACATCTCTGATGCCTTGGGAATGGGGATAGGATTGCTGATGTACTCATACCCGTTGTTACGCAACGAGCCATCAGTTGTCACCTTCCAACCCAATTGCTCTGCTTTACCATGATCGGTGATGGCCTCAATCTCACACTCGATGCCCACGAATTGAACAGCGGTAGGATCACGTAGTGCATCCAGATGTATCTCACAACCAAATTCATCCCAAATCATAGTATTACCTCGTAATGTTCATTGTGGTCAACCATATGCTGCATGATTTCCGGCAGGAAAATCTTGTGGTGCATAATAATCTTCTTAGATGTGTAATCAAAAGAAGCAATCATACGATTGTCAATTAGTATTTTACCCGACCGTAGGTAAGACATACGTGGACTCAAGGCAACAGCCTTAGTCTTAGCCTTGGTATTGAAGGCATTGCTGAATGATGAGTAGCTAGGCTTACCAACAAAAGCCTTGAGAGCAGGGAAGTTTACATCCACTGATGTACCTGTAGCTACGTTGGTAATCATCGTGTTGTCAGAGCACAGGCCACGACGATATTGCCTTGCAGGAATACGTTGCAACAGATAGACAGAATCTTTCCATTGAAACGTTGCCTTATGTGGCAGGATGAAGTTGACTGTGTAAGGAGCAGCATCACTGAGATACAACTCAAACACAGTGTTGTCCTCATCAATACCACTAATACCGTCAGGTCGTACTTGACTAATCAAGAACAACTTGTCACCAAACTCAGAGAACTTTACATAAGTACCCTCATAGTACTTCTGTATGTCTCGCCAATTGCTTGACGTAAATTCCATCACAACACCTCAAGGTTAAATTCATCAACTAACGAACGGGCTACCGATTTATTATTGTTGTTAATAGCTTCGAGGATGGAGTCTGCATACACAGATACATCCCACGTACCAGCGGTTGCTTCGGCACGAGTGGTGTTACGGAACACCCAATCAATCAGACGATCTTCAAATATCCAGAAGTTAGACAGAGTACGGTACTCCACACCATAGCTCTTTACTCGGTGGGCTCCAGCTTTGCCGTATAGTTGCTTACGGTCTTCACCAGAATCCATAAGTACACTAGCCACGCCAAGAAACAAATCACAGTTGCGTACCACATCGGCTGCATCCTTGGTAGTTTCAATGTGAATATGGCCGCCAGCACTACGCATAAAAGGATGCGGAGGCTGTGGTTTCTGGTTAGTCTTGTTAGTCCATGCATCATAGTCAGGCTCACATCCAAATATATGGGCAGCGGGATGCTGCATTTGATCTTCAGGGAAGATGATACACGACAACTTACTGAATGACAAGTTTGGCAGATACTCCAAGGACTTTGTCATCACAGCGTTGATAGACCGTACCAATTCTTCACTGGTACTTGCAGGTGGAATACCATACTCAAGAGAGACGTTGTCCTCTTGCAAGGTATAACCAGCGGGCATGTCGGGAATCTGCAAAGGACTCCACTTATCAGCCATAATGTAACCGATGGCACTAATGGGCTTGCCACTAGCGTCAACCAAAAACGTTTCTGGATCGCTGCCGACGCGAATACCTACTTTACCTGTTTCCATGTTCTATTCCTTTTGACATCCCAAATAGTGTAATAAGAGACATCGTAATACTTAGCTAAAGATTTCATACTGAAAGAAGAAGATCGAATATGCTCAACAGACATATCATCTAATTTAGACATACCGTTCTTACTTCCATAAACAAAAGTACCAGCATCAATCTGATCTTGTACATTCTGTTTTTGATCCCCTAAATATAGGTGTTCAGGATTGACACAATCCCGATTAGTACATGTATGGAGAACATACTGCCCTGTTACATCTTGTAAGAAGGACATGACTGCTCTATGTGCAGGCATTTTTATGCCTTTGATTGCTGTTATACCATACCCATCCTTATCTTTACACCCGTTCCAACAGAGACAGTCTCCCTTGGCTGAGGTATTAGATAGGATTTTTTCAAGTGTCTGTGGTTTCCGGCCCATAATAGTTCCTTATAAAGTTAGGGTGACCCTACTATTATACCACATCCTGAAAGAAATTGCAAGCTTTATTTTAAAAGTCGCTACCAATACGCATAATATTCTCCTATTTAATAAGCAATGTCAACCAAATCAAGAATGTATTCACGAATCAAATCGTTGCAATACAAGGCAAACTCATGGTCATTGTTGACCCATTCAGGATGACCCTGAATAGCAAGACCACGGATATCAGGGAACCAACACACCTCAACCTCAGGCTTACCCTTCATGTCCACCTCACTGTCCATACCATCCAAGTATGTATCAGACAAGTGATGTGTGGCAGTAGCCAATATCTTACAGTTCACATCATATGGGTACATCAACTGATGGTGTGCTGATGTAGTGGTGATGAGTTCACCATGATGTGTAAGCATGGCATGTTGTCCCATGTTATGTCCGTGCATGTGCTGGATAAGCCAACCACCAGCAGCACAGCACATCATCTGAGCACCACGACACACACCAATCATTGGTATCTTGTGCGCCTTGCAGTACTTCATCGCTCCCCATTCAAACAAGTCTCGACCAGATGGACCATTTCCCGCTTGACTGCGACGACTAACACTATGAGAATACAGAGCAGGATGAATGTCTGTACCACCCCAGAAGACAACAGCATCGACACCATCAAAGCCCACCTTAGATACGTCTTGTTGCAACGCAAATACATCATCAAAAGGTGATGACCCATGACCAACAGGGCAATAGCCCAACGTAAGTTTCTTCATACTAACATTCTCCCATACATTCAATAACAACAGGCTTACTCTTAACTACCCAATTGACAGAGGCATTGAGTATCTCTGTCCTGTCACGGACAGATTGAACACTCAAGATCAATGGTGGTTCATTCCAATCCACTGTTCCATAGTCATTGTAATGACGACACACACCAATGACTTGACACAAGCCATATGTAGCCACATCCTTAGGATCAGCAGGCCACACAGTGTCACCTACTTGGAAGGAACACTGAGACTGAGCACGACTTACCTCCGTGACGCGATGCCGATAGACCTCAACAGTTAGGCCCATCTTCTCAGCACGAGTGGTCTCGAATGGAGAAGGCGCACCAGTATGATGAGTTACTGCGTAGTTCTTTGGTGGTTGGTGGATTGGTTTAGCAATCACACGCTTGGTTGCAAAATACTGCTCGATCATAATACATTTCCCCTAATTTGCTCTGTAAGGCCTTCAATTTTATCTATAAGTTCGTTAAAAGAGGCTTCACGAGTATTAGCAAAGGCTAATATACAATCTTCTAAATAGGAGTGTTTGTTAGAACCCCAAATACAAGCCTCATCCTTAATGAATCCCCATTCTCTTTGAATAGTCTCTGGAGATTTAGAAGTGGGAACTAAACCAGCATAGAAAGCATCAAGACTAAATGCTTGACGTTTTCCGCTATAAAGAACTTCTATTTGATTACTTTCGAGGAGAGGTCTTGGGCGATACCCATCTTGGTCTAATACACGATACATAGACCAGTATGGTATATTAAACTCCGGTTCATATTTACCGATGACCGTAGTAGTTGATGTATACTTTACAGCATACTCATCAGTATATGTATGTGCATCCGCGTCGAATACTATTTGTCTCTTTTCAAGCACAACAAGCAGGTTTATGTTTACTACTGAATACCACCGCTAATATAATCAATCCTCCTAATATTAGAGCAATAAGCACAGCCATACGGCCTCTTTTTATTGCCCATAACATTATCATTATAATGATTCCCCACAGGAATGTTGGATGATAACATAAGAAATGTAGTACGCCCTTCACAAATGCTTTTAGCGCTTTCCACATAATTAGAATATTTTATATCCCGGTATCTCACGAGAATAAGGTTGACCACCACCAGCAACTTCAAGACT